TTACTCTTCAGTTGTTTTCTCTTGTTCCATTTCTTCCTGTGCTGCCTTTTGTGCCAGATTCCAGATCGAATCCTGTGGCATTTCTACACGAATCGAAATGAATTGGTCAGACGGTATATCAATGGGAGCACCTTCCTCATATCCGTCTTTGATATTTCTGGCGAATTCTGGAGCATCCGGATAGGTACGGTGATAGGTTTTTACCAAAATAGAACCATCTGCATCAACTTCATAATCAAGCCAAAGCAAACGCTGACCATTGCGATCGGCTGGGACTTCAAAGCCACCATCTATGCCGCCCCACGCTCCATCTGAATTCATACCAAGAACATTACTAATCCGATAAACGCCGACGCTTTCACGCGATACCAGTGCACCTTCTGACTCATCATTGGTGTCGAATGTGCCATCGTGGAAAATATTAACGATTGGCGATGCCGTTTTTAACGTTCCATCAGAGGCTACCGTGGTATTACCAGTGTGATAAATCTTTCTCCACGCTTCAAAAACAGACGATTCGCTCCCCCTAAAATAGAGTCGACTCCCCCTGCCGGCAATCTGTAGCTTAAATTCTGCTGGGTTGACGGCATGGGCAATTTGTATCCCCATGGTTCCAGATGACTCAGCTCCATCTATTGCACTTGTCATAATAGTGCTTCGCTGATTAGAGTTAGACCATGCATCATTCAGCGATGGGCCACCTAAGCCATGAGCACCATTAATCATCACCCTGCCTTTAGCGGCATCTCCAACACTTTGCTGAATATTAGCCGTAGATGCCGAGCCTAAATTAGATAACTGATTTGATAAACTATTCCATGATGGGCCTGAGAAGGTACTCCCATCGGGTAATCGAATCGTAATGTTACCATTACTGCTGAATACTAACTGCCAGTTCTGTTTATCGTAATTCAGTCCACGCAACGCCTGTGCTGTTTCTGCTGCCAGTTGTGCAGTTATAGCGTTCATTGCATCGCGCGGTACCGATGACCATGCCGCACCAGCTTGAGTCGGACCGTCATAATTTTTGAGCAGCGTAACGCTAGTGGCACTATTTACAGTTTTAACCGGCAGCGTATAGGTAACACCACCAACAACGGAGACGATAAAGTCCCCTGCCTTTAAATCTGTGGTGAATACCGTTCCTGTACCAGATACCGCCGCTGAGTTATTTGTTAGCGTTATTGTTCCGGCTGACATATTTATTATTCCTCACTAAAACTTAAAATAGTCACTTGCATCAAGCACGATTGATGGCGTAGATATATTTGGAAACTGCAATGTTACGCCGCCTGTATTTATCGTCCCTTCGACAGTTCCCCGTCCTCGTCTAATTTGACGTCCAGATATTTGCAGGCCCATATTATAAACAGTCCAGACAGTTCCGCTTCGCGTTCCCGTTTTCGCTGAGCGTTCAAGAGGAACCATCGGGCGAAGAACACCACTATCCTTGTAGTCATTCGATATAGATACGGATGCACCTAAATTAAATGGGGCGTATTTGCTAGAAAACACAAGACGACCGCTATCATTCCATATGGCAAGCCCCCATGTATCTAACTGCAATGTAAAATCAGAGGCGAATACGCAGATATATATTTCTAAGGTAGTGACACCCGATAATCTAATTACATTATCCAATCCCATTTCAACAACGGCAGAAGCATTGTTCCAATAACAAAACACACGCTTGTTCGAGCCGAGTATATTGCTAGGCGGCGTCCATCCATTGGAAATGTTTAGCTTTTGGGCGTAAACACAATAACCTAACTTCATTGTGTCATTTATCTCGGTATATCCTCTCATTCCTTGTACTGCTAGCCCCCAATGTCCTGATGGTGCCTCAGGAACTTGGTTGTACTCATATACATCAACGGTAAATCCATTAGGAAGGCCGCCCTGTATGCCTGGTACCGCGGGGCTAACGTTAAAAGTGATAGTATTACCAGACCTTGACCATCCTGTAATGGCATAAACCTGATCGTTATAAGGTGATGAGCTTGAAGATGTTCCAATCTGAATCCCGTCACGTGGAACACATAAGGCCGTTGACCCTGCGGTAAACCCAAGATTGAAACTATAGGACGTGCCTGTCCCTGAGTTATGTTTTATTTTTACTGTACCGATATAACTAAGAAGTCCTGCTGTATTTTTATCTATCCTAAGTCGTGTATTTCCATCATCGCCGTAAATAGCCAACCCGAAATCTGACATTAGAACACCCCCGTCAAATAGCCTAGTTGAACTTTTAATTGTCGTGATGCATTAGCAATACTGATTGTTACATTGTCTTGTTTCATCATACCCAACGAATTAGAACCATTGATTTCTATTGACCCAGTTCTAAACCCAATTCTCATACCCGAGCGACCAACAACATAATCATCCGATTGGAGATAGTCGGATATTTTTCCCGAATCAATAGAGGCTTTTTGAATAAACGCATCATTCATAAATACCTGTCCATTGATAACAGCAAACGGAGAATATTGAGTGTCACCGCTGCCACTCATTAATACAAACTGGTTAGCATTAAAACCAATGCGCGTAATGACTGGCTTTCCCTGCTGAGCTAACACAGCAATAGACATACCCGCACTATAAAATACATTATTGATGCGAACGCCTGCTTTAAGTGTATGAATTGCTGTAGCGCCGTCTGCATCTACAGTCGCCGTAAGCTTATCCTCAAGAACAGAGGTGACAACCGCTTGAAGTTCTCGATCGTGGCGTCTACTGATTGGCCGGTGGCCTTCTCCATAGCCAGCGCCGAGCGTGTAACGCTTTCCAACTGGTTAGCGCCAAAAGCGCCAGTGCCTACAACCTTTGCCAACGCCGCGGCCGCCGCGCCCTGCGTTCCACCTGATTTGGCTATGGTTTTAGCCATTTCATTAAGGCGGTCAGTAGTTACGCCAGCGTAATTGCCAGTTAGGATCAGCTGTTTGTTAAACTCTGTGCTTTCTTGGGCTCCTTGATAGTAAGCAACACTAAGCGCTATGGCTGCTGTAGTGATCCCTCCGACTAATAACCGCATTGGGGTTAGTTGAGAAGCTAAAGCCTTTGCTGCGTTACCGATCCCGCCGAAAGAGTCTTTAATCTGGCCGCCCTGTTGAATGGCGACCATATAAACCGGCATATCCGGCCAGATTTCCACGATCACATCGTCGTAATCATCGGGGCTAAAGCCAAAGGCGTTATTTATTGGGATTTCAGGCGTATAGAATGCCTCGGCAAGCGCTATTAGTTTTTTTCGCGGATCGCCATCATTTCGCGGGTATATTCCTGCGCGATAGCATCAAATGCGCGCGGGTAATTTTCCAAAAGCGTGATCAGATTATCGCGGTTGAATTCTTCCGGCAGTTCCCAGCCTTGGCAAATTTCCATTAAATAATCTGCGGTTGGTTCATTGGTGAATTTTTTATCTTCACGCATTGCGACCAATTTTTCGTTTAGCTCTTTTTCTAATGATTCCAAATCTGAGCGGCGTTTATTCTTAAATGTAATGATTAACTCGCCGTCATCAGCGCCAGCGCGGGGAATGGTTACCGGCTTAGAAAAGGTAGGGTTTGGAATTAAAGTAAATTTGGTAGCCATAAAACTATTTCCTATTGAATTAATTCATTTCTAATGATGGGAGTAATAGCCCGTCATTACGGGCTATTAGCGCTAAGGTAACGGTGTTATTTTTTTGGTGCGGCGGCGCTCGCTGGCGCAGTAGCGCTAGCCTGTTTATAGGCAGTCAAACCAGATTGAAGGTTTAGCGTTGCCGTGACCGTTTCAACCGTGTTCACCGCAGTGTTAGGAATATCGTTAAAGGATGCCTTAGCAGACCAGTAGCGATTCTCTTTTGCCTTCGGCACAAACATGTAAGCGGCTAAGGTGTCTTGCGAGCTATCCGCTTGTCGCAATAGGTCATAAAACGGAAGGCTTGAATCATGGGCAATTGTGTATGTTTGGACGCGGGCAGTTTTGAACGTGTTTACGTTGCGCTGCGTTGTATCGGATAAGAACTGAAGCTGTATGCTCTGCTGTTCACCACCTGAGCTAGCCACTTCAGTAATTTGAGACATTTCCTCCCATGACTTAATGACTCGGAAGCTACCTGCGCCGCCACCAGCGGCAAAATCGCCGGTGTTCAACGTATTAATGTCTTCGAGCGTTACAGAGGATTCAGAGGCTTCTTTAACTCGCGCGATAACCTCATCAAGACCAGGCCACGCCGAGCGGATGTGAATAATATCGCCGGCTTTTGCCTTGGTTGCTTCGGCAGTAGTGAAAACAGTTTCGGCCGCGTTAGTTGCTGCGGTTACGGTTTCGGCTTCCGCATATGTTTTAGCAAGATAAACATGCGAGCCGTTAGGCAATGCAAAGCCCATAGGGAATACTCCAATTTTAGGTATAAAAAAACCGCCCTAAAGGCGGTGTGTTTGGTTTGCTTGCTGGGGAATATTTAGCGGCGGATCGCTTGGTAAATACTTCCACCAGGGCGCAGTGCTTTTGAGATACTTTCTTGCATTAATTGCTCTGTATCTTTGTAAGCGGGTTGCTTAGGAGCCGTTTCGGTACCCAGCATGCCAGCTGGCAGGCGTTCAACCAATTCCAGAAGATGGGAAACCTTAGCTAAGCCTGTTGAACCGCTCAGTGCCAATTTTCGCAATTAGATTAGGCTGGTATCCAGCGATGTTTCCCGAGAGGTGGTTATTACAGGGGGCACACTGTTTGTGGCAATTGTCCTCATCGAACCTCAACTCTGGATTAGCGCCAACGGTACGAAAGTGTCCGGCGTGGTATTGCCCATTATGAAGACGCCCACAACTGATACATGGCTCTGCTGAATCACGCTCTCGTATGTAGGCGTTGAATTCGGTTTGGGCTTGTTTTGCGAAGTAACTGAGGGGTTTGACTGATAACTTTCGGATTTTAAGTTTGTCTTTCTTTTTCTTCTGCTCTTGTCGTCGCTTGGTTTCTAATGCCTTTATCGCCTTTTCTCTATTCTTTAGGTTAAGTCTGACGCCTAACTCTTCCCCATGTTCAGGACAGCACCATCGTTCATTTTGGAAGCGTGGGATGAACCACTCTCTACAAATTGCACACTTACGTCGGTGACTTTTTATCATTGATTACCCTTCGATTATTTGATGCTATATTGGGAATAAATCCCAAATAGTTATTAATTGATAAGGAATAATTGATGTACAAAACAATCCTCGTTCCAATTGATCTTGATGAAGATACATTGATCTCTCTGGCTGCGAAGCATGTTGAGGATTTAGCAGAACAGAATGATGCTCGTATCCATTTTGTTTCAGTAATTCCGTCCTATCAGTACGCTGCAACGTTGAGTTTTGCATTTACAATGGATGCTCTTAATGAGAGCAAAGTGAAAGATATCGCTTTAACGACACTCAAAGGAATTGTTAGCAAATTCAATATTTCTGATGACAGAATTGAACACCATATTATTTCTGGCGGAACTCCAAAAGATCAGATTCTTAAGCTTGCAGAGAACCTAAATGCAGATTTGATTGTCATTGGATCCAATCGCCCGAGTATTGCCACATACCTCATAGGGTCTAATGCTGCTGCCATAGTGCGGCATGCAAAGTGTTCAGTGCTCGTAGCTCGCTAGTTAATGGCCCGCTTTATTCAGCGGGCATTTCATATTTGCATATATAACTCCTATACCCGACTAACAGTGCTATCAATTTAGTAAAATTGCCCCTTATCTAGAAGAAGCTCTGTAGCTGATTGAGGATATTTCCGTCTCTCGTTCCGGCGAAAATATGCTTGATGGCTGCGTTAATCATTGCGTTATAGCAACGTTCGAACTCATCCGTTTCCATGTTCGCGTATGACAAGCTCTTGGCCTCAGTTCGTATCTCACCATTTAGCCTTACTGTCTGCTCGTAAAAACCAGCGAGTATCGTTAGGTCTTTTCGAAACCGATCAAACTGGCTGTGCTCATCCATATGCTCAAGACCTGCATTGTTTGCACTCCAGTGCTGAAAGCAGAATTTGAAGAAGACGAAAATCTTTTTGTGAAATGTCGGATTGCGAGTTAGCTTGAAATCAGCGGTGTAGACTTCACCGTTTTTGAACTTGGTTAGGCGGGGTAAATCGTGTTCGAACATTGGTACAAAAACGCCACCGGCATTTTTAACCATGTCAATTTGCAAATCTCACTCCTAAGGTGCCGTTCTAATTTTTGACATCACGCAGCTCCTGAGCTTCGGTTTCAAAGGCATCTGCTCACCAAGAATCAACGCGATCAACCATTCCATCGTAGTGCGTCTCACATGATGTGAATCCGTGATACGTGAGGCCGTCGCCGTATTCGAGATACTGGTGACACATGCAACACTTGCTCATTGCTGACCTCTGCGCGGTAGGTTTAGCTTTTTGCGAATATCTGCAATTTTCTGTAGTCCAGCTTCATTGCTGATCGGAATGTGTAGCTTTTCCAACTGAACAACTGGCTTTGGTATTTCTTCACCAGATTCAATGCGCCGGCCCATAATCACCAACTCCTCAGTGCAACTCTTGCGGAGCTCTGATTCCGACTGGTTCTTACCGCGCATCTGCGAATATAGTTTTGTCACCATCCAGTACGCCGCGTTGCTAGGCCACGGATACGACTCTGGTGACGAGTACAATCCACGGTTAGCGCAGTACTCCATCACTAGGCCATACAGCTCTTCGCTGCTTGGCAAGCCATTAGCTTTCAGAACCCCCTGTTTGCACCATGCGATAAATTGACCGGGTGAAGGCCAGAACGGCGACTCACTGGATCGGGCGTGTTGCATCCCTGCCGATAGCTGCTCTCTGGTTCGGATTCCATTCTCAGCGAATGCAGCAATCCACTGTTTTTTTGCCGCGTTCTCGTCTTCAGGTCTACGCAGGTTGGTTTGGCTTGCTGCAGGGAACACCTGCTTTAGCTGGCGAAACAGAACATCAACCAAGTTTTCAGCATCTGGATTGACAATGCCCTTCATTGCCTGTGTAGCTGGGTTGGACATTCTGGCCAGCGCCGAACCATCTCGGTTTGCGATAGCGCTCATCAGTCGATGTGTCATATGAAATCTGAAGTGGTTACGATCACTAGCATGGTGAGTAAGTACGAAGGTTCATGTTGCCTGCCAGAAGTCGCGTTATACGCCGCGGGGCACCGTGGCAAAACCAAGAGCATTTATCAGGCTAGGTAGTTACCTAGCTGGCTTCAATGGGGATGGTTTTTTTCTATCTACCTCGACTTCTTTAGGAAACTTATACTCGGCACCACACTTATGACATCGCATATATTTATAGGCAAAACTTGCCGATTTATATTGAAGCGTAGACTTCATTCCAGATTCATAGCATGTAGTACAAAGGTAATGCGGTTGATACTCAGAATTGTCAGTAGGCTTCAATATATAGACCACTGTATTGGTAATGGGGTGGTAAAGTTCATAATTAAGCTTCTCATCATCCCACTCATGTTTTTGTTTCAAAAGCTTTTCGAGATCAACGATGTGGTCTTTAGCTTCACCCAGCAATTCCGTTAATGCGTACTGCCCGGTTCTAGCGTCAATTATCTTGTCAAGCAGTTCGATAGTTTTGCTTTTTACGTTGTAATCCACTTGAAGGGCGTTAACTTCTTTTGCTAAATCAACGACACCTTTCAGGGCTCCGGTAGCTCCAGAAGCAGCATCAGTAATTCTTCGAATAAGTCCTTTCTCTTCTGACATGATGAAAATCTCATTACTGTAGGGGGGATTTGATTTTATACGACTTTTCGCGGTAGGGGTACAACGAGAACCACTGCCGCCTGAGGTGGTTAAGACAGTACAGGCACTCATTATTGGCGCAGATAAACAGGCGCCAGAAGATTCGCGGGAAGATCATTCTCTTAATTTAGAGAGGTAGGTATGGCATTTGAAAAGTGCTGGATGGAAATCTTTCGCGAGGCTAAAAACGAATATCGCGAGAAGGCAATTCGCTTCAGAGAATGCGACACCATGCGTCGATGCTACGTCGAGCTGGCTTGGAGAAATAGAGCTAGTCAGCGTGAGTGCAAAATAAAAATACTACAGGTCGCTTAGGCGGCCTTTTTTATTGGGTGAATAAGGGGTGTGAGATGAATACCGCAGATTTACGCAAGATTCTTGATGAACACAAAATTTGGATTGAGTCGTTTAGAGAAAACGGATCACGTGCCAACCTGCGCGATGCCAACCTGCGCGATGCCAACCTGCGCGGTGCCGACCTGTGCGATGCCAACCTGCGCGGTGCCGACCTGCGCGATGCCAACCTGCGCGGTGCCGACCTGTGCGATGCCAACCTGCGCGGTGCCGACCTGCGCGATGCCAACCTGCGCGGTGCCGACCTGTGCGATGCCAACCTGCGCGGTGCCGACCTGTGCGATGCCAACCTGCGCGGTGCCGACCTGTGCGGTGCCGACCTGTGCGGTGCCGACCTGTGCGGTGCCGACCTGTGCGGTGCCAACCTGCGCGATGCCAACCTGCGCGATGCCAACCTGCGCGGTGCCGACCTGTGCGGTGCCGACCTGTGCGGTGCCGACCTGTGCGATGCCGACCTGTGCGGTGCCAACCTGTGCGATGCCGACCTGCCAGATCACACGTTCGTAATCATGGGGCATAAATATCCAATCACTATAACCAACGGTGAATATGTCAGAGCAGGATGCCAGAACCATACAGTTGAAGAGTGGCGCAAGTACAGCAAGCAGGAAATTGCTGATATGGATGGACGTTCAGCACTGCGCTTCTACCCTCAGCTATTAGACATCATTGATTTTTATCTTGGTAAGGGTGAGCGTCCAGATTGGCTTAAAGAGCCAAGTGAAGAATCTGAGGCCGCCTAGCGGTCTTTTTTATACCCAGAATGGAGATAGATATGAAAGGTGATAACGGGGGACCGGCATTTCCAGTTGCAGGAAGCGAACACAATTACCCGATTGAAGGCATGACAATGCGTGATTACTTCGCTGCTAAAGCAATGGCATCCATTGTGCGCAGATGGGACGGTCATTCATTTGGTGGTGGCCCAGAATCACCACAGTACAAAGAGTTAGCAGAAGCTGCCTATTTCATTGCAGACGCAATGTTAAAAGCCCGTGGCGAGTAATGCACCTAGCAGGTATTCACTGAGTATCTGCTGTGAGCAATCCCGCTCATAACTGGAGAATGACTGCTCTGGTTAGCTGACACGTTTTGCCCCTCTCGTTAGGGGCTTTTTTATGGCTGGAGGAAAGTATGGCTCGTTTCTTACAAATTGAGATGCCCGACGCAAGCAAGTGGGCTGTTCCGGTGCAGAAGATTGCAGAACATCGCGCCACTCACTATGCGCATGAGTTTGATGGGGATTTACAGCGCAGCTTGGATGAAGACACGCTGCCGCTTTTTGCTGGGTCTGAATATGACATTGAAGACTGGGCAATTAACAACATGAACTTTAGCGATTTTGCTGGAATCGCCGTATGCACACAGCTTCCTAATGTTGATTACGAAGAAGGTTGGTGCAACGGAGAAAAGGAAGTAATCGAAGTTACAGCCGCTTGAATGCGGTTTTTTTATACCAAATTTCAGGCAAAAAAAAGACCTGATACGGACGCAGGGTATCAGGTCTAACAAAGCCATATAGCGATATATGACAAGTCAAAGTTCACTTCTTGGGTGAGCGGCAATCATACCAACTAATCTCCCCACAGATTTTGTGCTTATAGCGACCGTTCAGAAAGCGTTGATATACCCCATCTAAACAAACAAAGGAGATCGCCAGTGAGTGAGGAAAAGAACGAAATTGCATTAGTCACTCTGCCGAGCGTACCGGCTGAACTAGAAGCTGCTTTTATCAATGACGAATTCATTGAAGGGTTAATTAAAGACATCCGTGAAAAAGCATCGTCTGTAGTTGGTGACCTGAATACAGTCAAGGGACGCCGTTCATACATCAGCATGGCGGCGAATGTCCGTAGCACTAAGACAGCTATTGACGAGGCTGGTAAGAAGTTAGTTGCAGAGATGAAGAAACGCCCTGCTCTTGTCGATGCCAGCCGTAAAAAAGTTAGGGATTCACTGGACGAACTGGCGGTTGAAATTCGCAAGCCAGTGACTGATTGGGAGGCTGAGCAGAAAGAAAAAGAGTTCAACGCTATGTGGGATGAGGCGTTAGAGCTGGACGCCAAAATTACAGCAGAACGAGCTGCGGCTTTGGCGGCTAAGATTGAAGCCGATCATGAAATGGCTTTACTCATGAACGAGAAGATTGACAGAGAACGCGAAGAAGCACGACAGAAAGGCACCACTGATAAAGGTTCCACAGCCTAAGAATAAGCGCATACGGTGGCTTGAGCCACATGAGGCTGTTAGGTTAATTGATGAGTGTCCAGAACCACTAAAGTCTGTTGTCCGCTTTGCTTTAGCAACCGGCCTGCGCCGATCAAATGTACTTGATCTCGAGTGGCAGCAGATAGACATGCAAAGGAAGGTAGCTTGGATTAATCCAGAGGAAAGCAAATCAGGGAGAGCGATTGACGTAGCCTTAAATGATACCGCGGCCAAAGTCTTGCGGGAGCAGATTGGAAAGCACCAAAAATTCGTGTTTGTTCACACGCATGCTGCAAACCGCTCCGATGGTTCTATTACACCGGAGATTAGGAAAATGCGTGTAGATAGCAACAAGGCTTGGAAGTCTGCATTAGTTAGAGCTGGAATTGAAAACTTCCGCTTTCACGACTTAAGGCATACATGGGCGAGCTGGTTAGTTCAAGCTGGAGTGCCGCTTTCAATTTTGCAAGAAATGGGAGGCTGGGAATCTATCGAGATGGTTCGGCGGTATGCACACCTAGCGCCTAATCATTTAACTGAGCACGCCAAGCAAATTGATGTGATATTTGGCGATTGTGTCCCAAATATGTCCCACATTGGAAATATACAGATGGGAGTTAATTCTAAGTAATTGAATTTGTTGGTGGGTCGTGGCGGGTTCGAACCGCCGACCAATTGATTAAGAGTTTTGATTACTATTATTACCTATCATTACTTTTCCAGTAAAATCAAGAAATTACAAGTTTGCTACCTTCCCCATAATGACCTAAAATACCCTATAATTACCTATCTGAGGTATCCCCGAGGTATCCCCAGATTTTTTGGGATACTTTTTGGAGGTCATGATTTTTTGCAAACTTTCAAATTCACCAAAGCCGCAATAAACGATCTTCCCCCCGCCCCTGCTGGGAAAAGAACCGAATACGCTGATTCAGTCATAAATGGTCTGAGGCTACGTGTAACACACGGCGGAGTGAAAAGCTTTTGCGCTATTCGTAAGCGTGACGGTAAGTTTATCCGTGTAACCCTTGGACGTTTTCCAGACCTCCCCATAGAGCAAGCGCGTGCGCTCGCTTCACAGGCGATTGGCAACGTAGCCACCACTCGAAAAAATCCTAACGAACAGCGACGAGCAGATAAAAATCAGGCAGTTCTGCTATCAGAGGTCTTTGAGCAGTACAAATTATCAAGAGCTGGTCGCCTATCGGAAAAAACCTCGGCTCATTATGAAAGCGCCTTAATTAACTTCTCTGGCGACTGGATGAAGAAGCCAATTGCTTATATTACTCGTGATCAGGTTGAATCTCGGCACAAGGGTATAACAGAGGGAGGAGTTTGGTTCGGTGGTGTATCGCCTCGCGCCAATGTCGCCACTGGTAGTAAGTCGCAGGCTGACCTATGGGCGCGTGTATTACGTGCCGTTTATCGCTTTGCACATGACCATTACAGAGATAGTGAGGGAAACAGGCTTTTGCCAGATCCGCCAACGATGGTATTGAGCAGTAAACGCAAATGGCATGGCACCACACGTAAAACTAGCCGTATACGCAATAATGAGTTATCACGCTGGCTATCAGCCGTAGAAACCGTCCGTGCGCAATCAATGGATATTAGGGATGATTTTGCGGTGTCTGTTTGTGATGCTTTAGACGTAGCGATATTTACAGGGCTACGACGCTCGGAAGTATTCGGGCTTGAATGGAACAGGGTTAAATTTGACGGTCGTTATTTTTGGATAGACAAAACAAAGAACGGGGATCCTCTAGAACTCCCAATAACCAATACGCTAGCAACTATCTTCCGCCGTAGATTATCGCTGCGTATCGATAATGAACCGTATGTTTTCCCCGGTGCAAGACGTGGGGTAATTCAAGAACCACGTAAGGTTATCGCTAGAATCATTGAGGCTACCAGCCCGAACGGAGAGCCTAAGTTATCTTTCACCTGTCATGATGCACGCCGTACCTTCGGAAGCGTGGCGGAGCTGGTGGGTGTAGGTCAATATATTCTTAAACGATTAATGAACCATAAAACCCTGCGTAGCGCTGATGTCACGCAAGGCTATTTGCATTTTTCTGCCGATGAACTCTACGAACCCGCTAAAAAGATTGAACGTGCAATATTGGAACACGCAGGCTTAGTAGAAAAAACAGAAAATATCAATAATCAACTTTTGTCTGCTCTTTCAGATATGAGCGATGAAGAAAAGAGAAAAATTTTATTTTCATTACTCAATAGTACCAAAGGGGTTATGTAATGCTTAGTAAATACGATTGGTTGAATGAAGATCTTGTATGTGCTTTTTCTGACTTGCTAAAAATGGGTGAGATGGCTGTTAATGCTGATATTTTCCTTGGAAAATTACTTGAAATTGAGGGGGTTGATAATATTTTAAGGAAAATACAAACAAAAATTCAAATTCGTCATCCTAATGAGGCTGATGGCATACTCCTCTGGTATTTTGCTGATTTTTTAGGTGTATATAATGGGCTTTTTTTTGAAGCTAATTTCAAAACAAAAAAAGAAAGAGAAAAAAGCAAATTAAAAATAATCAAAGCTTGTGATTCTATCATCGAAAATATGCAAGCATTGGATACTGATAAGTTTGTTGGAAGTGTTAAGTCGGAACACCTTAGCGTGGTAAACTGCGTTGGTTTACAGGGGAAAGATGAGGACTTATTAGTAATTCTTAAAATACGTGATGTGCTTGAAAGCATAAAGGATATTTCCGAAATGGATTTACCTAAATCACTTACAAAAGTATCAGTAAGAGATGCTAAATTTAATTACTTTTGTCGAGAGTTACTTTTGATAAACAATAGATGGTTTAAATCTCCGTACTGGGAAAGTATATCTATATTTGCATATTCTTTTATTGATGGGGCGCCAGAATCAAAAGATAGAATTACATCGGTGAGAAATGCTTGTGGGTTAACATCATTATCTAAATAGATAATGGCACATGTATTTTTTGTGTCATTAAATTATCTTCAACTCACTTGTAGTATGATATGCCTTAAAGTATGAAGATATACACAATGAATTAAATTCCGAAAAACGATGATAATTCTCACCATTGTTACCCATCAAACACTGTGAGGAATTATGAAACTCATTCAATCAACAGATGCAAAACTAACCCGCCCAGAAGCCGCCGAGTATATCGGCGTTGCTCCCCGCACCCTTGCTAACTGGCACAGCTCGGGCCGCGTAAAAATCCCCTTCTACAAAGTTGGCAAGAAAAAAACCATTTATTTGAAATCGGATCTCGATATGTATATGGATTCTGTACGCCAATCGTAATGTTACTGGATAGCAAACCATAATCGTTTATTAGCAGGGTATAAAAATGAAACCAATAGAAAAGCGGCCTAACGGTCAGGGGCTTCCCTACGCCCAAAATCAGGTAGGTAATATTTCGATTAATGACCTACCAGTCATTGAATGGTGCGGCGCTCGTGTCGTTACCACCGAGACATTGGCAATGGGTTACAACACTCAAGAAACAAATATCCGTACCAATTTATCAGCGAACAAGGCTCGTTTTATTGAGGGTGTACATGTATTTACCTGCAAGGGCGTACAGCTGGCAGCTTTGAGAGTCAGTAATACTGACGCACAAATATCGAGCAAAGTTCGCAGTATTACCCTCTGGACAGAACGCGGCGCTGCCCGTATGTCAAAAATCGTTGATACCGATGAGGCATGGGAATTTTTCGAGAAAATGGAGGAAAGCTATTTTTCTCGTGGAAAGAATACCGATATAGCTACGCCGAAATTTTCCGATCCTGCCGCTGCAGCTCGTGCATGGGCTGACGAGTATGAGGCCAAAAACAAGGCAATCACTTACGTACACCGTCAGGCGCGATACATCGGGCATCTTGAAAACCTATTCACCGAGGGGTTGAGCCCTACCCAGTTCTGTAAGCGGTTGAACGGCGTTAACACCAGCAAGGTTAATGCTTTTCTCAAGTCTGCCGGTTGGTTATATGACGATCGCCAAAATAACCACCATTCCCGCTGGCGCGTGTATTCCTACGCCCGAGATAAATACCTAACGGAAACCTCTCACACTATAGCCAAACAAGACAAAGAATCTTTTGAAGCACATAAGCCCATTCTTTTGCACAAGGGGGCTGTGTGGCTGTACCGCAAGTATTTAAAGGGATCGCTACCGATGAAAAAGAATTGGGACGGGGTTTTTACTCACGATAAGGAACTGGAGGACGCTAAAAATGATGATGGCCAATAAAACAAAAGCGGCCTTGCAGGGCCGCCAATGTAGAAACGCTTATCAAATGCGTAGCCAGCTTATCACGCTGATCGATCAGGTCAATAGCTTGTTAGCTGGTGGTGCTAAATCAACTGCGCCATTGCCGCAGGTTGCCGCCGTGACACTGTGTGACACCCGTTGCAATCTCGTTGAACGGAGAGGCAACGGAAAACAAGTTAAGACCATTCAGCCTTTGGGCTCGATACCCTGCCTCAATAGCTCTTTACGTGCCAATGCCTTTAACCAGTTACCAAGGCTTACACCCTCTCGGCTGGCTGCTTCGTTTAACTGTTGGCGCAATTCAGGTGTGATACGGATCTGGAAGGTTGGCGATAGGCCTTCGCCTTTTGGTGTTTTGTCTCTTCTGATTGTTGACATGTACGTACGTAATCCTCTAGTATGGATTTTATTATGTACGTACGTTACCACGGCGTATGTAAAAAAAGCAACGCCCCAGAGTGTTACGAGCACAACTAGGGCGTCTGACCAAACCGTTAATGAGGTAACGATCATGGCTTGTTTTAAGTCTACCCAAACTCACCCTAAATTTCAGTATCGTTTTCTGGCACTCAATCGCCACGACAAAAAAGCTAAACCTTGCCGGCTGTCAGTTGAAGCTACTACTGAGCACGAAGCCCGTCGTATTTTGGCACCGCACTTCATTCTTTCATTCGCCGCACGTCTGCCAGTAACCATAGAGAAAACCTCTACGGTTCAGGAGGTGCACCATGCGTAACATCTCTATTACTGAGCTAAACACTCTACAGATTGAACCCACTATTACGGGACGTATTTTGTTGTACGTTGATGCTGGGCGCGTTGTTTCCAATATTTCAATACCTAGCGATCACATTGTGGCTAGTGTTGATGCGTTTATGGAGTTAGCAGAACGAGCGGGATACAAAAAAAATGCGTATGAATCGATCGCTATTCAAGAAGGATTTACGGGCGATATTTTGGTTCATGCCGAAAATGGCAAAAAGACCCACCAGCGAGAATTACGCCCTAATGAACATGTGGCAACGATACTCGGGCTAATTGAGATTGCCGAACAGGCTGGCTATAAGATCACCGCACGGTAACGGAGTAAAAATTATGACTATAAAAAATTCCGGCTTAGTTGCTGGTGGTCACGCTCAACCTAAAAAGGGCGATAAGTATAAAGATAGCCACGGTTCACTAATAGAAATCACTTATGTTTTTGGTGAACGGGTGACATACAAGCGTCAAGGCTATGCAAATGAATGCGTATGTTCGTTGGGACGTTTACAGCGTGAATTTACCCTTGTGGAAAAAATGACGTTCGCCCAATGGAATGAACGAAATAAGACCGCAGAAAAAATCGAATCCCTACGTGCTGTTCTCACGGCAAAAAAAGAGGCAGGTAAAAAATGAGCGCTGTAAAAAAGATCCCTGATGCTGTTTTTTGCTGTCTCTATCGTTGGATGCAAACGGGCGGCGAGCTGGACAAGGTGACATTATCCGCCGCAGTTAACCAAACGAGTGAAACGGAACCGGTAGGCGTACTGGTACGCAAGCTGGAAGAGCTACGTAAAGCCGGATATGACGATATTCAGGGTGCAGGTTATATGTCTGTACGCCATCCCGAACAGGCGAGAGAAAGACCATTTGAGCTGGTGGAAAGCGTGATCGGAAAATCTGAGGCGGCGGGGATCCTGAAAGATAGCCGTGTGACGTTATTATTCCCGCCAACGCCTGTAGGGATAAAGAAAACAACACTCCCGTTAAGTGTTGGCTCAACGGGGTATGACCGCCAGCAGGACTACACAATAAAAGGCCACCTACCATCAAATAGCCTGTGTAGCGTATATGGTCCAAGTGGTTCGTATAAATCATTTCTTGCGGTGTCGTGGGCTTGTCATATTGCTGCAGGGCTCAAATGGTCAGGCAAGAGTGTGTCTGGTGGCTCCGTGCTGTATATCGTCGGTGAGGGTGGTATAGGTGTACCACGCCGTATTAAAGCATGGGAAAACGTCTACAACGATGCGGTACCGCTCGATAATTTTTATCTTGTTAACCGTCCTGTGTTTCCTGTTCGTCCAGATGAAGCTAATCAGGTTGTAATTGCCGCCAAACAGGTAGAGGCGACAACGGGTGAACCTGTGAAATTTATTGTCATTGATACGCTGGCGCGGTGCTTTGGTGGGAACGATGAAAACGACGCACGAGACATGGGGGCGTTTATTGAGGGATGCGACCTAATCAAGCGAGAAACAGGGGCCACTCTTCTGGTGGTGCATCACTCAGGCAAAGACGAGGGGAAAGGTGCGCGCGGCTCTAGTGCGTTCCGAGCGGCGTTAGATGCTGAGTTTCATGTAAAGCGTGAGGGTGACGGAGGCGCGTTAGTTCTGACCTGCACCAAAATGAAGGATTCAGAAGAACAGCCACAAAGAGCCTACGACCTGCGAACGGCGGAGTTGTTCACTGATGATGATGGTGAGCTAATTTGCTCGCTGGTGGTTATCGATGTACCACGTGAGGCGAAAGACGAAGATCCTGAATTGTCTGTCGTGGCGAACCTATCTAAAAACCATACGGCGTTATGGCAGTGTATCCGCAGCCGAACGGCTAGCGGCGAGGACTGCACCCGCGCCCTACTCCGCGACGATATGATCGCTATGTTAGGTGATAACGGGCGTCGAGGGTTTAACCGTTGGTTGGAGAAATTGGAGCGTGACGAACTGATAAAAATCGATGGGGATGAGGTTAGCCCGTTAGGTAGATTGGAGCGTTAAAAAGTGCGCGGAAAGTGCGCACAGGTGCGCGGATTTTTGGGCAATAACCTGTTTTGCGCACTTTTCATGTATATATACGGGAAAAGTGCGCAAACAGGAAAAAACACCCCTGAAAGCCGCGCCACTACTGGGTTTTACTCGTGCGCACCGAGTTATGCAAGTGCGCGGAAAATGCCGGACTTAAAAAGTGCGCGGAAAGTGCGCACAGGTGCGCGGAATTTGTCGGTAATTAATCATAACCATGAGGATATTTTGCAAATATGAAAAGCCAAATCCAGAACGATATTGATAGGTCAAAACGTATGCTTCAGGAAATTACTGAGCATCGAGAAATGTTTGGTATTCCAGAGTCGCTATGGTTGCTCACCGATGATGAGTATCGAGCCATTGTTAATGGAGGTGCTTACTTTTGTGTGGATCACCATGACTGTCTGCGCCATGAGTTTTCCGGTGAAATTATCGCATCCACTCAAGAGCAGGTTGATATTCTCATCGAGAATCTAAAGGCGCTGAGAAAGAAAATGGCTCCTGCTTTGGACTGTACGAAAAAAGATTTGTAAATAAAATATAACCAATAATAACTATGATTACCCATAGTTACCTTGGTAACAATCACCCTATTTACATTATTTTTTTGCTGTATATGTTGATCCGTGGCACTCAGACGTGAGCCGCCACAGGGCCGTTTAATCAAGCTGCGAGAAGTAGCCTGCGAGACGCAGAAAAAGACTAAACGGCCCACCCTCCTCTTTTAGTGCTGGTTTCACGTCGCGTTATTAACCTATGCGAGAAACCATACATGAAAAAACTGTTAGAACTCCGCCAGAAAAAAACCGAACTCACCGCACAAATGCGCTCCATCCTGACCAAATCAGAGGAAGAAAATCGCAGCCTAACTGATGAAGAATCCAAGCAGTTTGATGCGATTAAAACTCAAGCCGAAAGCCTGAATACTGAAATTCAGCGTTTCGAAGATCTGGCAGATGCAGAACGTAAGCAGGCAGAAAAAACGCCAGAAGATAAATCCAACCGCAGTAAAGTCACCAACGACGAATTACGCACCTACATCATGACGGGCGATACCCGCTCTCTGTCTACGGGCGTTCCTGCCGATGGCGGTTACACCGTTATTCCTGATTTAGATAAGCAGATCATGCGCCAACTTTCTGACGATTCAGAAATGCGCCAAATCTGTACGGTGAAAACCACAGGCAGTAATGAGTTTAAAAAGCTGGTATCCGTTGGCGGCGCGGAAGTAGCACGCGGTGAAGAAGGCAAAGCCCGTGGCGAAACTGCGACGCCGAAGCTGGAAGAGGTCAGTATTAAGTTATTCCCTGTCTACGCCTATCCAAAGACTACCCAAGAAATCCTCGATTTTAGCGATGTGGATATTATGGGCTGGCTGACCGAAGAGATTGCTGACACCTTTACTGAAACAGAAGAACTGGATCTGGTATCCGGCGACGGTAGCAAAAAATCGAAAGGCTTCTTGGCCTATCCACGGGCAGCCACCGCCGATAAAACCCGCCCATTCGGTACATTGGAAAAAATGGACGCCGCAGGTGCTGCGCCTACCGCTGATGAACTGATCGATCTCCTATTCAAGCTCAAGAAGAAATACCGCAAAAACGCGGTGTGGGTGATGAACTCCAATACCGCCGCCGCATTGCAAAAGCTCAAGAACGGCAACGGTGATTACATCTGGCGCGATGGTTTGCAAAAAGGTGATCCGGATATGTTGCTGGGTAAACCTGTGCACTATCTGGAGAACATGCCAGATGCAGCAGCAGGCCAACCGGTGCTAGCGGTAGGCGACTTTAAGCGCGGTTACTTCATTGTCGATCACACTACCGGCACTCGAACCCGTCCAGACAACATTACCGAACCGGGCTTTTACAAAGTCCACACCGATAAATATTTGGGTGGTGGGCTGGTGGACTCCAACGCAATTAAGGTTTTGGAGATTCAGGAAGCCACTTCCTAAGTTTGTGAATCAATAAGGGGCTACGGCCCCTTTCTTGTTTGGAGTCTGAGTAATGAAAAATACTGATATTGAGATCCGCGCCGCCAACTTGACCAGCCAAGATAAAAAGCTGACGGGCTATGTTGTGAAATGGAATAGCCGTTCACAGGTGCTGTGGGATGAGTTTGTTGAGCAATTCTCACCTAACGCCTTTCAAAATAGCCTCGTGGGTGGTGCAGACGTTCGCGCATTATATGAACATGATTACACCGCGCTATTGGGTCGCACTACGTCCGGTACGCTGACGCTTGCCGAGGATGCCACAGGGCTACGCTTTGAGCTAACGCCACCCGATACGCAATTAGGCCGTGATGTGCTGACGTTGGTCGATCGTGGCGATATTACAGGCATGTCGTTTGGATTCCGTGCGCTAAAAGACCAGTGGGACAGTACCCAAACGCCTTACGTGCGTACGGTGATAGAAGCTGAACTACGAGAAATTACCGTCACCAGTATTCCAGCCTATCCAGAAAGTGGCGTAGAAGTGGCAAAGCGCTCTCTGTTTATCCAACATCCCGAGCTATCAGGCCAGAATAATGAAATGCGCCGACGCTGGTTAAAACTGGCGGAGGTGTGAGTATGTGGCCTTGGAAACGTAAGAGCGAATCTCGCAGCTTGACCATTGATGATTTCTTGGCGCTGGCGGGTATTCCTAACACTGGTTCAGGTGAGCATGTTTCGCCGTCTACCGCTGAATCACTCCCTGCTGTGATGAACGCCGTCACGGTGATCAGCGAAGCGGTGGCCACAATGCCGTGTTTTCTGTATCGCGTTAAAAATATCGATGGCACTGAGTCCCGCGAATGGATGGCAAACCATGCCGTTGACTACCTCCTTAACGAAAAGCCTAACGACTGCCAGACCGCCTACCAATTTAAACGTACGCTGATGCGGCATTGCTTACTGAACGGGAACGCCTACGCGGTGATTGAGTGGGGGTGCGATGGACACCCGAAGTCTTTACACCCCTATCCGCCGTATGCGGTAGTGCCTAAGCGATTATCCGATCATCGTTTTGCTTACACCGTGACCGAACCCTATAGCGGTAAGGTGAAAACGTATCTGCAAGATGAAATTTTGCACCTGCGCTATGCGTCAGACGATGGCTTTATGGGGCGATCTCCTATCACGATTTGCCGTGAAACATTAGGACTCGGTTTAGCCCAACAGCGCCACGGTGCCAGCATTATGAAAGATGGCATGATGGCGGCTGGCGTTATCAAATCGGGTGAGTGGTTGGATGGTGTCAAAGGGGCTAAAGCTCTCGAGGCATTAGAGCGCTACAAAGGGGCGCGTAACGCAGGTAAAACACCCATCCTTGAAGGTGGCATGAGTTATGAAAAGCTGGGCATGAGCAATCAAGATGCCGAATGGTTAGCTTCCCGCCGCTTCACCATCGAAGATATTGCTCGCATGTTTAACGTGTCGCCCATTTTTTTACAGGAATATTCAAACAGTACCTACAGCAACTTTAGTGAGGCAAGCCGCGCTTTTCTTTCTATGACCATGCGCCCTTGGCTGACCAATTTCGAGCAGCAACTTAAAGCCGCTTTGCTGGTGGCCCCGAGCACGCCTGATATTCGTTTTCTCATCGAATTTGATACTGCTGACCTTCTCCGCGCTAACCCACAAGAACGCTTCCAGAGCTATGAAACGGCGATTAAATCCGGTGTGTTCTGCCCGAATGAAGCCCGCGAACGCGAGGGAATGTCTCCGCGTGAAGGTGGCGACGAGTTCTCACAGGCTTGGAAACAAACCGTCGAGGTTAAGGGTAGCAATAAGGCGGGTGAAAAATGAGAGCAGGAAAGATGAAACGCCGCATTGTCTTTCAAGTATCGGAAGAACACCGCGCCCCGTCTGGGCAGGTAATTTATGAATGGTCAGATCTTGCTACCGTCTGGGCAGAGATCCGCGCTATCAGTGGGCGTGAGCGTATGTCTTCTGGTGCGCTGTATTCCGAGGCCACCGTACGTATTTGGACGCGCTACCGTCACGATATTACTACCGCCAACCGCATTCTTTATCGTTCGCCCAATGTTCGCGGGCAGGTATACGGCATCGTGGCTGTCATTCCTGACGTGGATCACACGCGGCTTGAACTGCTGTGTAAGGGAGGCATTTTCAATGAGTGAGTTAATCAGTCTGAACGAAGCAAAGCTGCATTGCCGTATTGATGATGATTATGAAGATACGTTGATACAGATGTATATCGACGCCGCGCTGGAGGTCTGCCAGAAGCATATCGGCAAACAGTTTGATAACGGTCTGGAGTTTACCCCAGCTATCAAGATTGGTTGCCTGATGTACGTTTCTCAATTGTATGAGTATCGCACCACTATTAGCGACGTTGGAGCCAAAGAGATACCTCACGCAATTTCTGCGCTGTGGTCAGTCTACCGAGATGTGGGGATTTATTAATGCCGTGGCAACCACTGAAACGCTGTACCTATCCAAGCTGCAATAAGCGCGTGAAGTCAGGCCGATGCGATGAGCATAAACGCTTAGCCAATGCCAAGACCACCGAACAGCGAGGAACGCGCACCACCCGAGGCTATTCAAATCGCTGGGGCAAGTATCGCCTAATCTACCTCAAGGCTCACCCGCTCTGTGTCCACTGTGAGCAGCGGGGAATATATACCGCCGCTAAGATTGTCGATCACATCATCCCGATAAATGGGGAGTCTGATGTGTTGTTCTGGCCTGAAAGCAATCATCAAGGGTTATGCCAATCCTGCCATAGCCGTAAGACCACGACACAAGACCCGCTCACTAAGCAGCAGCGCAAGGCGGGTAAGTTCCGTGAGTTAGAGGAAGCCGCCGAGCGGCGTAATGACTGGATATATGAGTACAACAAAAATGCATGAAAAAGAGATAGAGCAATTAATCAATGGATTAAAGCGTAGTCGTGATGGCTTTACCCATCGCCACGGCAAGACACCTGAGCAGGCTATAGGCAAGCGCATGACGAAGCGTGACCGTGAGCTAATGGACGTATTCAGAAACCGATAGTTAGCCGCTCAGATGGGTGGGGGGAGTTTTGAAGACAAAGCCCCCTCACCGGAGGAACCACCCGCCTCCTCAAATTTTTACGCGCGGCACTTTTTTTCACAGCAGTAAGGCACAGGAAAACAGTAATTTATGGCAAGGCCACCAAAAGCCCCCGCTTATTTAGATGATATTGCCACCGCAGAGTGGAAAGCGAGAGCAAAACAATTGATGGAGCGCGGCGACTTGATTGATGCCGATTGGCGTAACCTTGAATTGTATTGCCTCAACTATTCAATGTACCGTCGCGCCGTGGCAGACCTTGCCACTCGTGGATTTTCGGTTGAAGGTTCACGCGGCGCCACCACCACAAACCCCGCTTTAAAAGCCAAGTCTGATGCCGAAAAAATCATGATAAAAATGTCGTCATTGCTGGGCTTTGATCCCGTCTCTCGCCGCCGTAATCCGGTAGAAAACAATGAGGACGATGAACTTGACCGCCTATAACGAGTACGCGTTAGACGTCAAAAACGGCAAAATTCCGGCCTGTAAGCGTCTCAAACAGGCCATTGAGCGGTACTTTTGTGACCTAAACAATCCGCTCTATACGTTCGACAGCGCCACTGTAGAGCGCTTTATTGCCTTTTCGTTGCTGTGTCCTCATGTCAAAGGCCCGCTGCGCGGTAAACCGATTGAGCTATCGCCGTGGATGCAGTTCGCCTTTGCAAATGTGCTCGGCTTTAAAGTTAAGAGCACAGGCCGCAGAAAATACCGCAGTGCTTTTGTACTGGTATCGCGTAAGAACGCCAAATCTACCGCTGCCGCAATTCTGGCTAACTGGTTTTTGGTGATGGAGGAAGGCCAGCAGGATATTTACACCGCTGCCGTGAGTCGTGATCAGGCGCGTATCGTGTTTGATGATGCTCGGCAAATGAGCTTGCTCTCAAAGCCCCTGAGAAAGCGCCTGACCATCCAACAACACAAGATGATATACGGGAAATCTAACAGCCTGTTAAAGCCGCTGGCGGCGAAAGCGGCGACGATTGAAGGGACTAACCCGAGTCTCGCTATTGTCGATGAGTACCACTTACACCCTGATAACTCGGTTTACTCCGCGCTTGAACTTGGTATGGGGGCACGTCCAGAGGCGCTATTGTTCGCTATCACGACAGCCGGCAGTAACGTTGTCTCGGCCTGTAAGCAGCATTATGACTATTGCTGTCAGATTCTCGACGGTGAAGAAACGAATGAATCACTGTTTGCGCTCATCTACGAGCTGGACGACGAGAACGAAGTTGATGATCCCGAACAGTGGATAAAGGCAAATCCTAATTTACATGTTTCGGTTGATGCGGTGGCGCTGGCTGACACTATCAAAAAGGCGCGGGGTATTCCGTCGCAATGGGTAGAAATGCTGACTAAGCGCTTTAATATCTGGTGTCAGGGTGAAACACCGTGGATGGGAACGGGCGCATGGGATGCCTGTAGAGAAGACTACACCGAAGAAGATTTACACGGCCTCGAGTGTTATGCGGGGCTTGATTTGTCTTCAACCAATGACATTACCAGCGTGTGTTACACCTTCCCCGTTGAAAAGCGGCTTTTGTTACTCACTCGGCACTACCTGCCAGAAGCACAGCTCAATAACCCCGCTAATAAGAACCGCGCCATTTATCGCCAGTGGGCAAAACAAGGCTGGATACGCATCACAAAGGGCGACTGTATTGATTATGATCGTATCCGTGATGACATCCTTCAAGACTCCGAGCATTTTTCTATCAAGCTGGTGGGCTTTGATACGTGGAACGCTACACACCTGAGAACCCAACTGCAGGGCGCAGGTTTGGACGTTGAGCCATTCCCACAGACCTACATGAAATTTAGCCCCGTTGCTAAGTCGCTGGAGGTTTTTGTTAACCGTAAGGTGGTCAGGCATAACGGCGATCCGGTGCTGTCATGGGCGCTATCTAACGTGGTAATGGAGTCAGACGCCAACGCCAACATAAAACCAAATAAGAAAAAATCCGCCAACAAAATAGATCCTGCCATCGCTGGCTTGATGAGTTTTGGTACTTGGCAGATTGAACACGAAGATTTCGCTTTTGATATGAGCGAAGAACAGCAAGAACGCCTAAAAGCGTTTAACGGCATTTAAGAGAGGTATCACGATGGCATTTATTGACGTTCCTATTCGTACACTGCGTTTTCATGGACCGCTCATTGCACAATTTGGCAAAGAGTTTAAATACCGCGCACACAACGCGCCAAAGATGATCAGCGCAGCAAAAAACCTGTTACCCAATTTTGAGCATTACATGCTGGCAGCACACAAGCGCGGGTTAACCTTTGCGGTGTTTGTTGGAAAACGAAATATCAAAGAGGATGAACTAGAACTGACAAACGGTACTGACGATATTCATTTGGTTCCGGTGCTTATTGGCAGTAAACGCGCTGGCCTATTCCAAACGATACTCGGTGCCGCTTTGATCGCTGCTGCTATCTTTACTCCTGCTGCTGGATTGGCTGCCGCTGGACTCACGGCGGGCGGGTTGGGGATGGCTGGCGCGTCCCTTGCACTCGGCGGCGTTATCCAAATGTTATCCCCCCAACAGGCTGGGCTACGTATGCGGCAAGATCCAGATAATAAACCCAGTTATGCATTTGGTGGCCCAGTCAATACCACCGCTCAAGGCAATCCGGTACCGATTGGTTATGGTCAACGCGAGATTGGCGGCGCTGTCATATCTGCCGGAATCTATACGGAAGATCAAGTTTAA